GCGTATATACAACACAGCCTGGAAGTTATTTTGCAATTTATCCAGTTGGCGTTTCAGGAAACAACACAACCATAGGATCATGGTCATAAAATGCCATTTATAAAACATAATAATATAACTTTTTCTAATAATATTTCAGCACTAAATCTTTTAAAGTGGCAAGCGGCGCAAACATCTAATTTTACTGCTTCATCTGGGAGCGCATATCCAGTCAATACAACTTCTGCTCCAATAACTGTAACTTTACCTGCTTCACCAAACGTCTCAGATCAAATAACTATTGTTGATTATGCTGGAACTGCAGCAACAAATAATATTTTTATTTACGGAAATGGAAATAAGATTCAAGGTGCAACAAATAATGTAAATATAACAATTGCGCGTCAAGCTTATAGTTTAATTTATATTGACAGTACGCAGGGTTGGATTCCTTATTCGCAAGAATATACTCCTCTTATATCCAACTATACTATTTCTTATTTGTTAGTTGGCGGCGGCGGCGGTGGCGGTACTGGATATGCTGGAGGTGGAGGTGGAGGTGGAGCTGGTGGAGTATTAAGTGGAACTTATACTCTTTCTGTTGGAAGCAATTATAATGTTGTTGTTGGCGCAGCTGGAAGCGGCGGAACAGGTACAGCTCAACAAGGATCAAACGGAACTAATTCTTCCATAGGATCAGTAACTGTTAATGCTGTTGGAGGCGGTGGTGGCGGCGCTGCTGCTACTCCTGTCACTAATGGATTAAATGGAGGGAGTGGTGGTGGATCTGGATCAAAAGGTCCATTATATGGTTGCGGTGTCCCAGGACAAGGAAGCCGTGGAGGAAGCGGTACAACCGACAACTCAACATATGATGCTGGTGGAGGTGGGGGTGGATATACTTCTACAGGTGGAAGTGGATCTCCTTCTTCTGGTGGTGCTGGTGGAGCGGGAGCAAATACAACAATTATAACAACAACGATCGCGACAGCAAATTCAATTGGGCAAGTAGTTTCAGGAAATGTTGTATTTGCAGGTGGCGGTGGTGGCGGCGCCCATGGTAATCCTACTAATCCACCTGGAGGTGTTGGGGGAAATGGTGGAGGCGGATCAGGTTCTTCATCAACAGGAAATAGCGCAACCGCTAATACTGGTGGTGGCGGTGGAGGGGGAGGTTCACCATCAGGTGGCGGTAATGGTGGATCTGGTGTTGTTATTATTTCTTATGCAAGTCCAGCTCAAAAAGGCACAGGTGGAAATATTATAACAAGTTTTAATCCTGGAACTGCAACAAACTGGGTTCACATTTTTACTTCTTCTGGAACATACACCGCATAAATAATTTACTCTGTTGATTTTTGAATAGGAGATTTTTGATGAGTCATTTTGCAAAAGTTGAAAATGGAATTGTAACAAATGTAATTGTTGCAGAACCAGAATTCTTTAACACTTTTGTTGATACAAGTCCAGGTCAATGGATTCAAACATCATATAATACTCGTGGGAACGTACACTATGCTCCGAATAGCAATGACCCAGATGGAGGAGTTGCATTAAGAGCAAATTATGCAGGAATTGGTTACATTTATGATTCTGTCAATGATGTATTTTATCCTACTAAACCATTTCCAAGTTGGCATATCAGTGGCGACACTAATTGGATTTGGACTGCGCCAATTCCAATGCCTGAAACTGGTGGCCCATATATATGGGATGAAGCAAATACTTCTTGGACTGCTGCGACAACAGGTTAAAATAAATGTTAATATTTCCGACTAGTCCTATTGTAAATCAAGTTTTCACTTATGGCAATAATTCATGGGTGTGGAATGGCACATCATGGGTTAGTGCTGCAACACCTGCACAAGGAACTTTGGGTTCTCAAGGTGTGCAAGGTGGTACAGGCGCTCAAGGTATACAAGGATTATACGGTACGCAAGGGGCAATTGGCCAATCTGGACCACAAGGCGCACAGGGCATTACTCCAAATACAACATCTCAAGTTATTAGAAATACATTTACTGGTGACGGCAATACTGTTGTGTTTATTTTGACAAATATTCCAACGAACCAAGATGGCGCATTAGTGTTCGTTGATCGCGTACAACAAAGATATAATGATTACTCTGTATCAGGAAATGCACTAATATTCGCATCTGCTCCTAATTCTGGATCAGTAATCGACGTATATATAATTTCAACAGTTCTAACTGTAACACAATACACTCTCCCACAAATTACTCCATTCTTGTTAGCGGGAATGTAAGGAATCCTAATGGCAAATACAGTATATAAAATTCTTGGACAATTAGATTCTACAGGAACAAGCAATCAGGACATCTATACTGTTCCTTATGTTCCTGTGACTAACACAGTAATTTCAACAATTGTTGTTACAAATAGATCTATAGCTAATCAAAGCTATTCGCTTTTGGTTAGAAAAGCTGGTGCTGCTGTATCTAATTCACAATATATCGCATATAACTCAGTTGTTCCAGCTTTAGATTCTATCGCACTAACTCTTGGCGTCGCTTTAGGTGCTAATGATGTTGTTACTGCAAATTCAAGTACAGCATATAATGTGTCATTTAATATATTTGGAACGGAGTTAAGCTAATATGGCTCTTCGTGATTTTGCTATTCAAAATTATTCTAGAAGAAATTTCAATGCGACTAATGCAATAAATCCAGCATTAGCTTACATGATAAATTATTTTTTAGTAGCTGGGGGCGGCGGTGGCGGCTGGAATAGAGGCGGCGGCGGTGGCGGCGGTGGATTGATTACAGGTAATACAACTGTCAATAGAAGTTTTTCATTATCCATAGTTATAGGTGGTGGAGGTTCGGGAGGACAAAGTTCAGGACAGTCTGGTGCTAATGGTCAAAACTCATCAATAACATTCTCACCTGTTAATATTTTTACTGCCATAGGTGGTGGCGGTGGTGGTGGAGACACATCACCATATAGTGGTTTATCAGGTGGATCAGGCGGTGGTTCTAATGCTTCTGGTCCTACAAATACAGGAATATCAACTCCAGGACAAGGTAATGTAGGTGGTTCTGGTAGTGGACCTACTGGTACAGGCGGTGGCGGTGGCGGTTATAATAGTGCAGGAACTCCAGGATCAGGAGGAGGCACAGGAGGCTCAGGTTATTCAAACAGTATTATAACAGGAACGTCATTGACTTATGCTGCTGGCGGAACAGCTGGTGGACCATCAGCTGGTAATGGTGCTTTAGGTATTGTAAATACAGGAAGCGGCGGCGGCGGTGGTGGTGGTGGTGGTTACGGTCGCGGTGATGGTGCCTCAGGTGTAGCTGTTATTTCATATAGTTCTCCTGTACAAACAGGTTTAGGTGGATACGTATATAATAATGGCGCAAATACAACAGGAAGTGTTTCCTTTAGTGGATCTGGAAGATTGACTGTTCCCGCAAATACAAATCTTGATATAACAGGAGATTTCACCATAGAGATGTGGGTGAACCCTACAGCTAATACAGGTGCAAGTTCTTTTGCTATGTTCAATACTGGTTCTGGATCACATACAGTTGAAAGCACAATAAACATTTATAATAGTTCTAAATTTAATTTACAAGCAGCTGGTGACGTTTATGTGTTGACATCTACCACAACAGTGCAACAAAATACATGGTATCATCTTGCTGTTACTCGTCAAGGTAGCACTGCAAGATTATTTGTTAATGGTAATCTTGAGGCATCAAACACTACAGCGTTTACATTCCAAACAGGATATCCATGGTATTTGGGAGATCGTCCTGCTTCAGCTGCTAACGGACAGATACCATTTTCTGGATGGATTAGTAATTTCCGTGCAATAAAAGGAACAGCTCTATACACCTCTAATTTTACTCCACCAACTTCACCGTTAACTGCTGTTGCTAATACTACATTATTGACATGTCAAGATTCAACAGGCAGCACATATCATGATAATAGTTCTTATAACTGGTCTATCAGCAGCACAGGTCAAACTATAACTTCGTTTCAACCAATCTCATCTAATGTTAATGTTGTATTAGGTTCAGTAGGAGCAAATTTAAGTGGAGGTTTTGCTACAACAGGAGCAAACACATACTACCACATATTCACTGGATCTGGAACGTTTACCGCATAAATATTTTCAATCACTAACAGGATTGTATTCTCAAAATGGCATTTATAAAACATAACAATATAAATTAAAACTAAATGATTAAAAATCAATCTTCCACATTTAATAATGTGTATTTTTATTCTTATGCAAGTGCAGGACAACCAGCATCTATTAATGTAAATAGATCATCGCAATCGATTGCATCTTTCTACATTAACACAACAAGTCTTGTTCCAGGACAAGTTGGATATCTATATGTGCCAACTTCAAGTAATGGTTACATTGATTTCTCAGCAGAGTTGTAAAAATGACAACATTAAAATACGCCCCATATAATCTCACTGGCAATTTAACAACTGGTAATTTAAGTACAGGAAATGTTACCAGTACATCTCTAACAAGTAATACTGTAACGATGAGCGCAGCTATTGAAAATGCATATTTGATTGCTTCTGCGCCATTATCAGCGCAGACATTTTATGCAGCTAATGGATCTTTACAATACTTTACAGGTATTACCAATACAAACTGGAACTCAAATTTTACATACTCACCAACAGTATCTTTAAACACCGTTTTGGGTTTCGGACAAACTATTTCTTTTGCGGTTTTAGTGACTAACGGAACACCGTTAGCATATTACTCAAATACTGCAAACGTTGATGGCACTTCAACAGGTGTGACTGTATATTGGCAAAATAATGTTGTTCCGATTAATGGATACGCCAATGGTATAGATTCTTATGCGTATACAATTATTAAAACATCAGCAACGCCAACTTATACTGTGTTAGCCTCTCAAACTAGATTCTAAAAATGCCTACTATTATAACAAGAGGTAGTGGCTCTCTAAAAAATTATGGATTTAGTAATAATGTAACTCCTACATATGCCATTTCATATTATTTAATTGCTGGTGGCGGCGGTGGTGGTGGGAACGAAGGTGGTGGAGGAGGAGCTGGTGGATTTTTAAGATGCATTAATAATAATTTTTTTGTAACTCCTGGGAAATCATACACTATCGCTATAGGTGGGGGAGGTGTAGGAGGAGGACCAGGATCCAGTCCATCTTATTTGGGAACTTCAGCAGGAAATGGCACCAACACAACTGTTTCCACGTCATGCGGTGCAACTCTTTTTAATGCAGTGGGCGGCGGTTCAGGCAGTACTGTTGGTAATGGTACAGGAAACGTTGGCGGTAAAACTGGAGGATCAGGAGGCGGCGAAGGTGGCGGTGGTGGCGGAACTCACGGCACACATGGTTGCGGTACTTTGGGGCAAGGTAATGCTGGTGCAGCAGCATATTCTCCTGCTCCAGGTGCAGGGTCAGGCGGTGGTGGAGGAGGAGCATGTTCCGTAGGTGTATGCGGAGCATCAGGTAAAGCAGGTAATGGTGGCTCAGGTGCTAATACTTCTCCATATGTTATTCCTGCTGTAGCAAGCGCAATAAGCGTTGGGCAAATTGTTTCAGGAAATGTTGTATTTGCAGGAGGTGGAGGAGGAGGCAGTGCTCCTGGAATAACTGTGGGTGCTGGGGGTTCAGGCGGTGGAGGATCGGGAGTTCAAAGTGGCACAGGTGTAACAGGTACAGCTTTAACAGGCGGTGGCGGGGGTGGAGGAGGAGGCTCTGGTGGCGCTGGTGGAACTGGCGGAAGTGGAGCAGCAATTATATCTTATCCATCTTTAATTCAACTTGGTACAGGCGGATCTGTATTTAATAATGGTGCAAATACAACAGGCAGTGCCGCATTTAGCGGAACAAGTCAATATCTAACTTATAGTCCAAATACTTCATTGGCTTTTGGAACAAATAACTTTACAGTAGAAGCTTGGATATATTTAACTGCATCGCCAACTACACAATATATTATGGATGCTAGAACATCTGCTGTAACAACTACTTGGGCATTTGGATGGGATGTAGGAGCATCATCAATAAGCCAATTTGCTTGGGCGGCTTATAGTGGATCAAATATTACCGTATACGACACAAGCACATCAAGATTTACAACAAATACTTGGTATCATATCGCATATTCAAGATCAGGAACAACTGGTAATTTATATGTAAATGGCGTGCAAGTGGCGACAGGTACTGATAATACAAATTATAACACAACTGCAGCAACTGCATATATTGGATCTAGATATAGTGTTGCATATTTTTTCCAAGGAAGTATATCAAATTTTAGAATTATTAATGGGACAGCTCTATATACTTCAAACTTTACTCCTCCAAGTTCTCAATTAATAGCTGTTGCGAATACTGTATTGCTAACTTGTCAAGATTCTTCTGGAACAACTTTCCATGACAACAGCGCAAACAATTACACTATTACAGGTAATAGTAATCCAACGATATCTAATGTTCAACCCATTTTAACTAATTACACAGGTTCACTTGGATCAACTCTCAGTGGAGGATTTGCTACAACAAATGCTAATACGTTCATACACGTATTCACCACTTCGAGTTCATATACAGCTTAATAAATAATTTTACTATTTTACAAAAATAGTTTATAATTATATCATTTGAAAGGAAATTATCATGGTAGAAGTAGTCGGCGAAGCCCCTGAAATTGAAGTGAAGCCAGAAGAGCAATTACAAGAGTTGCACTATTTCACCAGTGCAGTGTATACAATTAAAAAGCCAGAATTTCAAAAAGTGGCTTCTATTGTTTCTCATGAACTTTTAAACAAAGTAAAAAAAGAACAGAAATTGGATGAAATTTATCCAATCTATCAAACGGAAAATTTCGCAAACGATCCACGCCTAAAAGATTTTACAACATACATCGCAGCAACTGGCTGGAATATTCTATCTCATCAGGGATATGCTATGGAATCATTTTATGTGACTGTTAATGAAATGTGGTGTCAAGAACACCATAAATTTTCTGGTCAAGAAGAACATCTTCATGGGCTTGGTTCACAAATATCTGGATTTTACTTTTTAGATTGTCCAGAGAATAGCACCAGACCAGTTATCTATGATCCTCGTCAAGCAAAAAAATATGCAAATCTTTATGAAAGAGACATGACAAAAGCAACCTATGCAAGCCTTGCTATAAACTTTGCACCAGAACCAGGAATGTTTATGTTTATGAATTCTTGGTTGCCTCATAGTTTCCCAAAAAATGCTTCAGATCAACCATTTAGATTTATTCATTTTAATCTTGGCATATCATATAACCCTAATGCAGTTATAAATGAACCAACACCTCCAGCTCCAGCAGAAGTCGTATGAACAAGTATCACATAAGATTTAATAAGTCTAGAGGTCAGCCAGGAAGAGGAAGCGTAGACCATGTTTGGAGAGTATTTGAGAATGGAGATAAAGAATATCTCTTCAAACATGTAAAACTCAATGTTCCTTCTTACGATGAAGCGACTGGAGAGGATTATAATATCTGCTGCAATGGTTTTTTAACGATAGATAGAGAGACTTCTACTGCAATTATTAATGAAAACCCATAATCTGTTAATAATAAATAGTCTAAAGGTCAGACTATGGGTAAAATAAATGATTCCAGCAAGCAGAGCAGATCTTGTAAATTATTGTCTTAGAAAGCTTGGATTTCCAGTAATTGAGATTAATATCGATCCCGATCAAATAGATGATCGCGTCGATGAAGCAATTTCTCTATGGCAACAATTCCACTTCGACGCTGTGACAAAAGTTTACATGCGTCATCAAGTCACGTCTACAGATATTACAAATAAATGGATTCCAGTTGATCCATTTGTAATTGGCGTTACACGTATCTTCACACTATCCACCGAGCAAGTAAACTCGGCTGCTACATCAAACTTTAACATGTTTGATATTAACTATCAGATTCGTTTAAACGAACTTTATGACTTCACCTCAGCTGATTACGTTTACTTTGAATTAGCAAACCAACACATTCGTACTCTTGAAATGTTGTTTTTAGGTGAACAACCGATTCGCTATAACCAATATGAAAATAAACTTTGGATTGACGTTGACTGGGGCGGTAAAGTTCAAGTAGGTTCATGGATTATTGCTGAAGCTTGGGCAACTTTAGATCCAGGTGTAATAACTAAATTCTGGAATGATAACTGGTTAAAGCGTTATACAACTGCTTTAATTAAAAGACAATGGGGTGAAAACCTTAAGAAATTTAATGGAGCTAAACTTCCAGGTGGAATTACATTAAATGGTCAGCAGATTTGGAATGAAGCTGACGCTCAGTGTACAGCTCTAGAAGCAGAATTAAGAGACATGTATGAAATGCCATCTCAATTTGAGATCGGCTAGATGATTGTCCATAAACATCACATTGTTCCTAAACATATGGGTGGATCCGATGATCCTTCCAATTTAATTGAGCTTACAATTGAACAACATGCAGAAGCTCATCGTGTTTTGTTTGAACAACATGGTAAGTGGCAAGATCGTATTGCTTGGTTGACTTTGTCTGGTCAGATTAATGGAGCAGAAGCCGCACGCCAAAAAAGAATAGAAGTCAATAAAGCCAGAAAAGGTAGAAAGATGCCAGCTGGAATGGGTGAGAAGATTCGTCAAGCTAATTTAAAAAATGGGAATATTCCACCAATTGGTTCTAATAGTGGATCTTTTAAAAAAGGTAATGTTTCTTGGTGTAAAGGAAAAAAGAATTGGATGACTGAAGAACATCGCGAAAAGATTCGTGAAGCTAATCGTCGTAGAGCTAAGGTATCATCATAAATGACAAATCATTACTTTAATAACTTTGATTCTCGTTCAGAGCAACGACTTTATAATGATCTAATTAACGAATCAATACAGATATGGGGTATTGATTCGATGTATATTCCGCGCTCGTCAGAATCTGATGTTGATTTAATTTTTGGTGATGATCCTACCAAAGTTTTTAATGCAGCTTATCCTGTAGAAGTTTATGTTAAGAGCGTAGACGATTTTGAAGGTAGTGATCTCTACAGCAAGTTTGGTTTAGAAATACAACATCAAGTTCGTTTCCTAATCACCACTGATGCATTTGGGCGTCGCGTTCCTTCCGATTACAAACGTCCACGCGAAGGCGATCTATTGTGGTTGACTAATTTCCAAGCTTTGTTTGAAATTAAATATGTCAATCAACAACATTTCTTCTATGCATTCGGTCAAAAGAAATTCTATGGCTTCGAATTAGTTTGCGAAAGATTCCGCTACAGTAACGAAAGTGTTGCAACTGGTGTTATTGAAATTGATGACGCAGTTAATACTCAAGCAATCACATACAACTTTAATATGCAAACTGGTGGAACTGGATCATATGATTTCGGAGAATTAGTATTCCAAGGCGTTCCAGGCAGTCCTCCAACAATAAATGCGTCAGCTACTATTGTTCAATGGGATCTTCCAACTTCTGTCTTGAAACTAAAAGACATAAAAGGTTTGTTCTTACCAAACGTTACAATCTATGGCGCAAATTCAAATGCTGCATTTGTACTAGATACATATGATGGATTAACTAATAGTAATAATCTACTAGATAATAATACAGAATTAGGTTTATTGGCTGATGAGATTTTAGACTTTAGTGAGGCAAATCCATTCGGCGAGCCAACGCAGATTTAAGGAATTATAATGTTATCAGGTCAGCATTTCTATTATAGAACAATTCGTAGAAACGTGATTTCATTTGGCACGCTTTTCAAAAACATACAAATGTATTCGTATGAAGCCAATACTACAAATGAAGTAAAACGTATCAATGTTCCTTTAACATATGCTGGAAAAGAAAACTTCCTAACTCGCTTATTAGGTAATCCTGATTTACATAAACCAACTCAGATTGTTCTACCAAGAATGTCATTTGAAATGACAAACATTGAGTACGACTCAACAAGAAAACTATCTCCATATTTAAAAAATACATTTGGTTCAGGATCATCAGTTACAACGCAACATACTGCTGTACCATATAATCTTGATTTTGAATTGAACATTTATGTTCGTAACGTTGAAGACGGAACTCAAATCGTAGAACAAATTTTACCATATTTTAATCCAGACTATACTCTTTCTATGATGTTTGTTGATGAGATGAATATTTCTCGCGACGTTCCTATTATCTTAGAAAGTGTTAACTATGATCCAAAATATGAAGGTGATGCTGAAGAGACAGTAAGAATTTTAGTTTGGACATTAAGATTTAAAATGAAAACTTATTTCTTTGGACCAACTACACAAAGTAAAATTGTTTTACAATCTAATGTTAATATTAGTCAATATTCGAGTTCACCGTCAGACATCTATATACTCTATACAGATCCTGGTTTTTTAAATTACGCTACTGGAGAAACAGTATATCAAGGTAATTCTTTATCTGACGCGACTACAACAGCTACTGTTGTTTCTTGGCAGAATAATAATGCTGCGAATAGTAATGTTGCTAATATTTTAACAGTTACAAATAAACAAGGAAAAGATTTTAGTTTGACTGCAAATATTGTTGGAACACAATCATATGCATCTTCTAGAATCGCATCTTATCTTCCAGAAAATCAATTACTACAACATATTGTTGTGATTCCAAATCCAGCAAATGCAAATAGTCAAACTGATTTTGGATTTACAACCATTATCACTGAGTGGCCAGACTTATAATATTGTGAGAAATTATGGAAAATGAAACAGAAAAAGACACTTTAGCAGAAGTGTTCAATACGCTCCCTGTCGCTACAGAGAATGTAGAACCACAACAATTTCAAGCCGTAAGCGTTGAGGACGAAAAAGAAGCAGACATTCAACATGTGCGCGCGAACCTTTATGATCTAATTAAAAAAGGAACTACCGCAGCAGATAATGCTCTAAAAGTTGCAAACGAAATGCAACA